GCCGACGGCGGCATGTGGAAGCTGACCGCCCGGGAGACCATCAAGAAGTTTCTGGAGGAGCGGCTCCAGCAGGAGGTCAGCGAGGGCTCCGTTGTCATTGCCCTGTGAGCAAAAAAAAGCCCCGGCCGGGTCTGCACACCCGGCCGAGGGGTGGGGCATCGCCCCAAAGAACTACAGCCCCATTTTAACAGGGGCAAAAGGAGTTGTCAAATGAGAACCACCAAAATCATCATCAAAAATTTGTTTGGCATCAAGGAGGCCACCCTGGACGGACGCTCGGTGGAGCTGTCCGGCCCAAAGGGCGCCGGCAAGACCTCCGTGTTGGACGCCATCCGCTTCGCTCTGACCAACAAGAGCGACCGGGATTATGTGATCCACCAGGGCGCTGAGGAGGGCGAGATCCTCATTGAGACGGACACCGGGCTGCAGATTGACCGGAAGGCCCGCTCTGAGAAAGGCAGTGTGGTCAAGGTTCGGGACGGTTCCATGGTGCAGACCCGGCCGGCGGAGTTCCTGGCACAGATCTTTACTCCCCTACAGCTGGATCCGGTGAAGTTTACCCAGCTATCCCGCCAGGAAAAGAACCGTGAGATCCTCTCACTGATCGAGTTTCCCTGGGATATGAACTGGATTTCGGAGCAGTTTGGCGAGATCCCGGCCGGGGTGGACTACTCCCAGCATATTCTTCAGGTGCTCAACGACATCCAGGCCGAGAACGGGAACTACTTTCAGAGCCGCCAGGCCCTGAACCGGGATATCCGCAACAAGCAGGCCTTTATCGCGGATATCGCCAAGGATATTCCGCCCAACTACGATTTCGACCGCTGGAACGACTACCCGATGGCGGAGCGGTACCGGGAGCTGGAGCAGCGCCGGAGCGAAAACGCCAGGATTGAGCGGGCCAAGGCTTTCCTGAGCAGCCAGCAGGACAAGCTGCGGGGCCTGCAGGGGGAGCATGACATGGCGGTGGCTGCGGCAGACCGGGAGATTGCCGCCGAACGGGAGAAGCTGACGGCCGGGATCTCCCGTATGGAGGCTCAGATCCAGGCAGCCCGGGAGAAACTCGCCGGGCTGGATCAGAGGCGCCAGGATCGGGTGGCGGCCATCGATGCGGATCTCGCCGCCCGGCGGGCCAAGCTGGACGCCGACCTGGAGGTGGCTGCCCGGTATGCGGACACGCCCATGCAGGACATAGCAGAGCTGGCCGCGGACATCGATACCGCCGAAGCTATGCGCAAGCACCTCAATGAGTACCAGCGTATGGTGGCCATGCAGGGCGAGGTGGAGCAGCTGGCGGCCAAGTCCGAGGAGCTGACCCGCAAGATTGAGCTGGCCCGGGATCTGCCCGGGCAGATTCTGGAGACGGCCTCCATTCCCATCAAGGGCCTCACGGTGGAGAACGGCGTTCCACTCATCCATGGCCTGCCCATCAGCAATCTGTCCGACGGGGAGCTGCTGGAGCTGTGTGTGGACATCACGGTCAGCAAGCCCGGCCAGCTGGGCATCATCCTGGTGGACGGCGCTGAGCGGCTGGACGATAAGAGCCGGTCGGCCCTGTATGAGCGGTGCAAGGCCAAGGGCCTGCAGCTCATTGCTACCCGGGTGAGCGACTCCCCGGAGCTGGAGGTGGTGGAGCTGTGACCCCCGCCGAAAGAATGATGGCTGAGCGGAAGCGGATCGAACAGTCCGGGGCCTGCTATGTTACCCCTTTCCGGATGGCAAAACTGATGGAAGCAGCCGGAAAAATTATGAACATCATGGTCAAGGCAGATACGAATATCTGCTATGAGGAGTGCAACATCATCTTGGCGCTGGTAGCGGCCGGGATCTCATGTGTAACGGAAGGAGAGGATGACGATGATGCCGAAGGATAGGCTCCGCCAGCTCACTGGAGAGGAGCGGCTGGGTCAGGAGCGGGAGTCCGAGTATCTGGGGGCGGAGGATATTGACGACGGTGTGGAGCCGGTGCTGACCATCTCCGGGCTGTGGAACGGCATGGTGACCCTCCAGCGGGGTAAGGAGAAGAAGGACGTGCTCACCTTCGCGGAGGAGCGGGTGCCCGGCATTCTCCAGGTGCGGCCCCTGATCGTCAACTCTACCAACCGCAAGGCCCTGCGGAAGCTGTACGGAGACGCCAAGGCCGCCACGCTGGTGGGCAAGCGCATCCAGCTCTACATCGACCACAAGGTGAGGGATCCCCAGGATGGGGGGTACACCGACGGCATCCGCATCCGGCCTCATGTGCCCCGCGTGGCCCCGCCCCCGGTTCCGCCCTGTACCGACTGCGGGCAGGAAATCAAGCCGACCGAGGGCAAGAACGCCGCATGGCTGGCGGCATATACCACAAAACACTATGGTGCGCCGCTGTGCGCCGCTTGCGCCCAGAAGCGCAAGGAGGCCGCGCAGGCCGCCGGAGGAGAGGAGCAGCCGCTATGATTCTGACCGCTGAAAACTATTACAGCCAGGAGGCCAACCTGGCCTATATGTCCGCATCCCAATTCAAGGCCTTCGACCGCTGTGAGGCGGCGGCGCTGGCGGAGCTGCGGGGGGAGTATATCCCCCCGGCCTCCACAGCCCTGTTGGTGGGCGGCTATGTGGACGCCTGGTTCTCTGGTGAGCTGCCCCTGTTTCAGGGGCAGCACCCGGAGATCTTCAAGCGGGACGGCACCTTGAAGAGTGAGTACATCAAGGCCCAGAGCATTATCGCAAAGATGGTGGATGACGGACTCTTCTCTCTGCTGATGGGCGGGCGCAAGCAGTACATCGTGGTCGGAGAGATCGCCGGCATCCCGTTCAAGGGTAAGCTGGACAGCCTCCTCAGTGCGCGGGAGTGCATGGATATCATCCGATTTTATCCGGAGACCCGGGCCGTACTGGGGGAGATCCCCAGGGGCGCTATTGTAGATCAGAAGTGCATGAAGGACATGAAGCCCGTGTGGAGCGAGGAGGAGCACTGCAAACTGCCCTTTGTGGAGGCATACGGATACGACATCCAGGGAGCAATCTACCGGGCCCTGGAGGGGCATCAGCTCCCGTTTATCCTGGCGGTCGGAACTAAAGAAGAGGAACCGGACATCGGGGCTCTGTATATCTCGGACGCGGATCTGACCTCTGCCCTCTATCAGGTGGAGGATCGGGCGCCCAGGTACCAGGCCATCAAGGAGGGCCGGGAAACCGCCCGGCGCTGTGGGCGCTGCGCCTACTGCCGGGCGACCCGCGAGCTGACCGGCATCATCAATTACAGGGATCTGGTCGAGGATGATGGATGATCTTGCGTCCGAGATTAAGCGTCTGCTCCCGGCACCGGTGGTGTTTTCTGCCTATGGCCTTCCCTTAAACCGGAGCGGCTTTGTACAGTGCCCCTTCCACCAGGGAGATCGTCACGCCAGTCTGAAGGTCTATTCCGAAAATAAGACTGGCTGGCACTGCTTCGGTTGCGGCGCCGGCGGCACGGTGATCGACTTCGTCATGCGTTACTTCGGGGTAGACTTCCGGGAAGCCTGCAGCCGCCTCAACGAGGATTTTCATCTTGGCCTGACTGACCATAAACCGACCCGGGCGGAGCTGTCTGCCCGGTTTCAGGCTAGGCAGGCGGAGGAGGAGCGGAAGCGGGCGGAGGCTGCGGCATACTACCGGGCGGTGGAGGAGCATCGCCGTCTGCTGGAGACCGTCAAGGCGCTGGAACCGGCCAGAGACGCCGCGGACTGCATTCACCCTCTGTATGCCGACGCGGTAAAGCGGCTGCCATATTTGGAGTGGTGGCTGGAAGAACATATTGAAATGGGTAGGTAATTGCATGGGAGACTGGACATACAAAACAGAAGATTTCCTGACTCCGGCTCCCTATGAGGCGCTCTATCAATTCCACGACCGGCCCTTCCTGCACGAGACAAAGCTGCAGGAGCTGGCTGTATACGCGGTCAATCAGGGCTTCCGAGGCTTCAAGTCCATGTATAAGAAATACATCGAGAGCTTGAAGGCCCAGGCCGGAACGGTCTATGTGGACAACGTGACCAGCTTTACCGGCCAGCCCCTGGAACTCAATGCGGGGGACTGGGACGCCACCGATCTGGGGGTCTGCCGCCGAAGCGGCTTCGTGGACGAGGTGGCCTGTCCTCACCCTATCATGCCGGTGGAGCGCCTGGTCAACATCGACACCGGAGAGGAGAAACTCAAACTGGCCTTCCGGAAGGGAGCCGTCTGGCGGCGGCTCATCGTCAGCAAGACGGTGCTGGCCAACGCCAACCGAGTGACCGAACTGGCCGGCAGCGGAATTGCCGTTACCAGCCAGAACGCCAGGGCCTTCGTGCAGTACATATCCGACCTGGAAAACCTGAACTACGACACCATACCGGAGCGGAAGTGCATCGGACGGCTGGGCTATATCCGGGATGAGGGATTCTCCCCCTTTGTAGACGGGCTGATCTTTGACGGCGACGCCAATTTTAAAGCGCTGTTCGCCACCGTACGCTCCCACGGGGAGGAAGAGAAATGGCTGGACATGGCTCGGGAAGTACGCGGCATGTCCGCCACTGCCTGCATCATCCTGGCGGCTTCCTTCGCCTCAGTGCTGCTAGAGCCGCTCAACTGCCTGCCCTTCTTCGTCCACCTGTGGGGTGTGGATTCCGGCACCGGCAAAACGGTGGCGCTTATGGTGGCCGCCAGCGTATGGGGCGACCCGGCGGTGGGCAGCTATATCAAGACCTTTGACGGCACGGTGGTGGGCCAGGAAAAGACGGCGGCCTTCCTCAACAATCTGCCGCTCTGTCTGGATGAATTGCAGCTGGCCAAGGACTCCAGAGGGCGAACTAACTTTGACGTGTATAAGCTGGCGCAGGGCGTGGGACGCACCCGGGGTAACCGTGCCGGCGGAGTAGACCTGACACCCACCTGGCGCAACTGCATACTGACCACAGGCGAGTCTCCCTTGACTGGGACGGCCAGCGGGGCCGGCGCGGTGAACCGGGTCATCGATATTGAGTGCAAGTCCTCCAACGTGGTCATACGGGACGGCATGCGGATCTCCGGCCTGGCAAAGCGCAACTACGGCTTCGCCGGCCGCCGGTTCGTGGAGGAGCTGTATCGGCCCGGCGTCATCCAGAAGGTGGATGAGCGATACCGGGATCTGTTCCGTGCCTTGTCTGACCGGGATACCACTGAGAAGCAGGCCATGGCGGCGGCCGCCATCATCTGCGCGGACGAGCTGGCCTGCGCCTGGATTTTCGGCGGGTCACAGCGGCCTTTGACTGTGGAGCAGATTTCGGAGTTCCTGGCTTCCAAGGCCGCCGTGAGTGCCGGAGACCGGGGCTACAAGTACCTCTGCGACTGGGTTACGCAAAACAGCAACCGGCTCTGTACCAGGGCGGAGAACCCGAACCAGGAGGTTCTGGGCGCCCTGGACGACCGGCACGCCTACATCATCCGGTCTGTATTTGAGCGCATCCTACAGGATGCCGGATACTCCACGGCTGCCATGATTTCATACTTGAAGGAGAGTCATTTGATCATCACCCGGGGGCGCAACAACACCCGGGGCAAGCGCATCAACGGCATCCCGACCGAGTGTTTCTGCCTGGTACTCCCGCCTGTGGATCTGGACGACGAAGATGCGCTGGACGAACTGCCGCTGTGAGGGACATGTGGGAGCCCGTGGGACAGCGTGTCCCACACCCGCAAACCGTTGCGGCACTAAGGTTTGAACCGTATTAAAAATAGGGTGTGGGACTGTGGGACAAAAAACACAGCCCTATATAAGGGAGTTTTGTGTGGATAGAATTACCAGTAAAAAACGCCGTGGGAAATTTGTGATTTTATGTCCCACAGTCCCACGGTTACACGCAAAGCCTTGCGGCTCTAAGAACTGAACCGTGGGACACACTGTCCCACACCGTCCCACAGTCCCACGAGCAGGAGGGAATATGGAACTAAGACCATACCAAAGAGAGTGCATTGAAACCATTGAGGCCCAGGCGCCCGGGGCATATCTGGCCCAGATGGCCACCGGGCTTGGGAAGACGGTGACTTTTGCAAACATCCCGCGTCACGGGGAACGGATGCTGATCCTCTCCCACCGGGAGGAGCTGGTGGAGCAGCCTCGAAAATATTTCGACTGCTCCTACGGTATTGAGAGAGCATCCAGCCGCAGCCACGGGGAGGAGGTCGTCTCCGCCAGTGTGCAGAGCCTGGTACGCCGGCTTGACCGCTTCCGGCCGGATGACTTCCGTCTCATCATCTGCGACGAGGCTCACCACGCGGCGGCCAGAACCTACCGGGCTATATTCAACTATTTCCGCCCAGAAAAGCTCATCGGCTTTACAGCCACACCCAATCGGGGAGACAAGGTACGCTTGGACACCGTGTTCCAGGACATCATCTTCCAGCGCGATCTCCGCTGGGGCATCCAAAATGGATACCTGTGTGACATCCATTGCCGGCGGGTGGACATCGGTTTTGACCTGTCCGCCGTCCACACCAGGCACGGGGACTATGCCCCCGGCGAGCTGGACGAGGCCATGGAGGGAACGGCGGACGCTATTGCACAAGCATATCAGGAAATGGCGGTGGGCGCAACCTTGATTTTCGCGGTGTCTGTCAACCAGGCCCATGAGATCGCCGGCAGGATTCCGGGGGCGGTGGTGGTCACCGGGGAGACGAAGGACCGGGCCGCCATTATCCAGGCGTTCACTGCCGGGGAGATTCCCTGTATCGTCAACTGCATGGTTTTCACGGAAGGTACCGATATCCCCCGGGTGGAGACGGTGATCGTGGCCAGGCCCACCCAGAGCGAGGCCTTGTACGCCCAGATGGTGGGGCGGGGATTACGGCTTTATCCGGGCAAGGAGCGGCTGGAGTTGATCGACTGTGTTGGTATCACCGGCCGGGCGTCCCTCTGCACGGCGCCATCCCTGTTGGGCATCGACATGGAAGTTGTTCCGGCCCGCAAACTGGAGAAGATCGAGGGGATGCTCTTCGAACTGCCTGACCGGGTCGCGGCTGCCACCGATACCCCGGAGAGCTGGATCAAAAATATTAAGCTGGTAGATCTGTGGGCTCAGGAGCAGAAGTACCAGCTCCACGATGTCAACTGGTTCAAAATGCCCGATGGGTCAATGGTGTGCAGCCTGAAGGATCGGGAGACGATCACAATCCCTTGCCCGGACGCCATGGGTATGGTGACAATGCCAAACGGGGAGCGGATGAAGATGCAAAAAGCCCTTGATCTGGCCTATGTGCGGCTGATCCGCGACTACCAGGATCAGCGCCACCTATGGGATCTGGAGGCTGTCCGCCGCTGGGGGAGATCGCCCGCTACGCCCAAGCAGCTGGAGATCATCCGCAGGCGGTGCAAGGGATTCGACGTGACTGGCCTGACCAAGGGCGACGCCAGCCAGATTATGAACCGGCTCTTCAACGGCCCGAAAAAGGAGAAGGGGAGGAAGAGCGCGTAATGGCGGTGCATGAATCCAAGCATCAAGAAGCGGTGATCAAGTGGAGCCAGCAGCCCAGCATCCGGTCTAAGTGGCCGGAGCTGGCTCTGCTGCATCATGTCAAAAATGAGACCCAGGGCGGCGCCCGCCAGGTGGCTATGGACAAGGCCATGGGCGTGAAGAAGGGCGTCCCTGATCTCTGCCTGCCGGTGCCTCGGGGAACGTATCATGGCCTATACATAGAGATGAAAAATGACGTCGGCCGGGCATCCCAAGAACAGAAATGGTGGGGGGAGCGCCTGACGGAGCAGGGATACCGATGGGAGGTATGTCACGGATGGAAGAGCGCAGTGCAGACACTGGAGTGGTATCTGAGCTTGAAAAGCGAGCCATGCGGGGGGATATGATGCCGGATGGCCTGTCGCTGGCGGAGCAGGAGTTGTTCCAGGGACTATCCTATCTGTACGCCAGATACCACCTGAAAGTTATCGACCGTGCCACCGGGAGCCGGGAGAAGGGTGCGCTGAAGCATACCTTTGCCCTGCGGAAGAGTTCCGAGGAGTTCGAGAGACGGTTGGCAGAGCAGAGGTCAACCATACTGCAAACGACCGAGACGGCGATAACCCGATATCGGAAGGAACGAACGCTGGAGGCCGCAGACGCGCTTGCCGACGCGGTGGATGGGGTGCTGATATGATCACCAGAGACCCCTACGGCATCAGCGGAGCGGTGGCACCCTGGCGTAGCCTGGACGCGATGGAGCCGATCGTGGAGCGCAATATCACGGAGCGGAACGTGTAGCCGCAAAGAACGGTGGAAAGCAGTCAAGGAGGACCCGAACGATGGACGATAAGGTGCGCGCCCTTCTGGGCGACCACGAGGCGGCGAAGCGGCTGACGGACGCGGGGGTGCTGCTGCCGTGTATGTGCGGCGAAACACCAAAGGAACACGGTCCAGAAGACTGGGAGCCGACCTTCTATGACCCTGATAGCGGCGGTGACCCAGTAAGTATTGAGTGCGAGTGCGGAATTGGCTTTTCTATCTGGAGCTATGACTATTATGGAACCCGCCTCGCCTGGAACACCCGCGCGCCGATTCTGAGCGCGGAGGAGATGGAGATGCTGGAGGGGGTGCAATGAGCATGACGCGGCGAGAGGCTGCAATCAAGAGCTGTGAGGACAGAATCAGGCACCTAGAAAGTGTGCCGCCTCACTACTATGGGAAACGGCAACGGGGAAGAGCTATTGAGCTGGAAAAGGTAAAAATAAAGGCCCTCCGCCCCGTCAGCCGGGAGCAGGTGGAGCGGGTGTGGCCGGGGTGCAAGATGTGTAAGACACCCTCGATCGCTCCACCAGTAGGGTTCTATTGCCCTTGGTGTGGGGCTCCACGCACCGCAGAGGCAAAGACGAATCTTAGGAAAAGACTGGAGGCGCTGAACGATGGGAAGGGCGATTGAGGTATCGCCATGAGACACCAATACACACGCGCAGAGGTGGAATCCATCACCCAGGAGACCCCAATCTACATTGAGGGAGCAGGGATAGCTCAGCTCCAATGGGGCGGCCTGGAGATTGCAGAAGGGTGCAGGGATGGATATCTGTACTGCAAGCATATCAAACCGTTTAGCCTGGAACTGTACGGACAATACTGGACGGCCTTTGATGGGCCGCCGGAGAGGAAGGAGAACGCATGAAAACGATTTGCATTACTTGCAAAAATGACTGCAATAACGCCGGTACAACGGCCAGAATTTCTTGGTGCCCTCAGTACAAACCGGGACGAATTTTGTCCAACGCCGACCGCATCCGGACCATGAGCGACGAGGAACTGGCGAAACTGCTGTGTATCTATGACTGGCGACTTGGCGAAATGGACGAGTGTCTGGCTTGGCTCAAGCGGCCCGAGGAGGAAAAGTGATGGACATTGAGAAGCTGATTGAGCGGCTGCGCACCGACAGCCTATGTGCTGATAAGGCGACACTGGAAATCATGGACTTGTGCATGGAGGCGGCAGACGCCCTCTCCGCACTCCAGGCCGAAAACGAGAAGCTGCGGGCCGAGCTAAAAAGCAAGGTGGACTTAGTATTTCAGCAGGCGAAAGAACTTGATCGGAGGCACTTGCTATTACAAGAGCAAGAGGCCGAGCTGGAGCAGGTGAAGCGGGAACTATCTGCCTACAAAGAACTTGGCCCCGTTGACCGCCTCCGCGAACTCAAGCAGGCCGACGATGAAGGGCGGTGCGTGGTGCTCAAATGTAAGCCAAACGCCACAGTTTGGTTTATAAAGTCGGCGTTTTCTACAGCACATTTCCCAATTGAGGGGAATCATGTATCTATTAAAGGGGTCGCTTGTGATGGCGATATATATTGCTCGGCTATTACGGCTTACAATAAAATTAGCAGAAGTTTTTATATGTCAGATATAGGCAAAACTGTTTTTCTGACCCGCGAGGAAGCCGAGGCCGCACTACGGAGGGAGCAGGAAAAGGAGGAGGCCGAGCATGAGACTAGTTGATGCGGATAAAGCCAGAGAGTGCTTTGGTGGTGATGGGGTGACTGGAGCCGTCATGAAGCGGATGTTTGATGAGTTGCCGACGGTTGACCCTGTTCACGCTGCCGGCGGGTGCTATTGTTGGGAATGCAAGTACAAAGATGAATGTATTCGCCGCATTGAATTTATTGGGAGAAATTTTGTGCTTGAGCAAAACACCTACGAATATCATCCATTGAGTTTCTGCTCCTACGGCCAGCGAAAGGAGACCGACCTAGACGAAGCCATCGAAAAGTACCTGAAAATCAAGGAGGGGGGCCAACATGGACAAGCCGAGAATTTGCGAGGTGCTTGGGGTTGAACCAGAAGAAAAGTTTGAAATTAGAGGGAACACGTTAGGGCGATTTCGTATCAATAAATATGGGACATTCCAGATTGAAATATCAAATGACTGCTGGGGATTCTCCACTGTGGAATGTCTTAACAATCTCATAAATCATCCAGAAAACATCGCCCGCAAGCCCCGCTGGACGGAGCAGGAGGTGGAGAGGGCGAAGGCTATCAAAGTGCTATATCCAGTTGTTAAAACATTGGCATACGTTGATATAGTGGGACAGACATTTTACATGTATGATGACGAAGACAACTATAAGGGCAGTCTTGATAACCTTGATGAAACGTTTCCTACGCTGAGGAGCATAAGGCGGGCCACATTGGACGAGATCATCGGAGGTGCCCAATGAAATCCCCTGAGTGTGTATGCAAAACGTCAGAAGAGTACATTCGTGTTGCGTTAGCTCTAGGATGGAGGAAAAACAATGAGAGAAATCCTTTTCAAAGCTAAGCGGCTGGATAATGGATTTCCGGAAGCTTGGTATGCTTTGCAGGCGGTGCCCGCGCAATCTTGCCCAGTGATAGCAAAACATTATTTTCAAAAAGCAAAGGCTTTATTTGCTGCGATACCTGTCATGATGTTGACCCCTCCACGGTCTGCCAGTACACCGGCCTGACCGACAAGAACGGGAAGAAAGTGTTTGTTGGGGACATTGTAAAATGCAGCCGTGGTTGCACCCATAAAGTGGTATGGGTTCAGGAACACGGCGGAACCTTTATCGGAGGAATGCCAGCAATCTATCTATCTGACTTGATGCCAGGATACGCATGGACGGGGGAGGAAGAAATCATCGGCTCCATCCACGACGGGGAGGGCGGACAATGAAACAGTATGACAAACAGTATTGCGAAATTTATCCCATTCTGAAGCAGGTTATTGGTTGGTTGCAAGAGCATTATCCACACGATACATATTTTGTCATTGATTCTATCGGAGCGACTATGTATCACAAACGAAGTGTTTTTGCGATGGATGATGATTTTTTCACCGTAAGCAAAAAGGAGGAAAATAAGAACGGGGAGGGCGGACAGCATGAGGGAGGAGGGATAGCCCTTGAACGAGTTTCCGGAGAGGCTGAAGAGGCTCAGGGAAAGAAACAGGTTAAAACGGTGTGCACTAGCAGAGTGCTGTAAATTGGACAGGAATGCAATTGGGAGGCTGGAGCGGGGAGAAATGGAGCCATCCAGAAAAGCTCTGGAGGGATTGGCTGATCGATTTGATGTGTCCATTGACTACCTGCTGGGGCGAACCGATTGGCCAAATAGCCCTCCGAAAAAAAGTAATAAAATTTCTTGAAATTCACAGATTTGTGAATTTTAGACTTTACCTATGCGATAATGGGAGCGTGGGGGCGTATGCCTTCGCGCTCCCATTATCTTTCCGCCCCCTTTTCCTTCTTCACGCAGAGGGGGTGGCGGCGGTGTAGTCGCTGCCCCTACTGTGTGCAATATGCCGCACAAGCGCGTCAGCCCACACATCCGGGCCGGAGGGTCGCGCCCTCCATGCGGCGAAACTTTGCCCCTTGCGGGCAATAGACAAACCGCTCCAAAGACCACGGAGCTGACTGTGGAAAGACACTATACCGGGTAGCCTAGAGCGTCTGACGGCCCCGGAGAAGGGACATGACGCCCGCCTGTCATGGAGGCGGAAGCGGTGGCAGCTATGACTTGCCCCGGCACTATCCCGCTGAAAACTACCCTGCGAGTGGCTAATCATGATGTCGCCACCAAGGCTAGGGCGTGACAATCTAAGCGAGAAGCGCACATATGCCGAGTGCAGTAGCAGAAGCGGAAGCGGTGGCCATGGACAACGTTGTGGACGTGTGGCGGCTCAATACCGCCTCTCGGCTCCAGAAGGAGATATTTATGCTTAGAAGAATTTGCAATTACTTCCGCGGGTGCTGGTGCAAGCACGAATTTGAACTGCTGGCGCAAGTCACCGAGCATGATGTCTTAATGGGCACGAGCCACCACAACACTTACCGATGCAAGAGGTGTGGATATGTCCAACGAGTGAGGCTTTGATATGCCGCTCCTCGCCGCATTAGGCGGGCGGTGGCACCAAGAATCGACGGAGAGAGGTGGTGAGCCCGTTGTGGCGAAAGGCAAGTATCAGAGATGGCTGGAGCCGGACGGGCTCCTGCTGCTGGAGGGCTGGGCCAGAGATGGGCTGACAGACGAGCAGCTTGCCGAAAAAATGGGAATAAACCCGGCAACCTTGTACGACTGGAAGAATAAGCATCCCGAGATTTCCGAGGCCCTAAAAAAGGGCAAGGAAATCGTAGACATCCAGGTGGAAAACGCGCTCCTGAAACGGGCCTTGGGCTATGAGTACATGGAGGAGCGGGTGGAAATCAGCGAAAAAGATGGGCGGAAGGTCATCCAGACCGTGAAGCAGGTCATACCGGACACGGCGGCGCAGATCTTCTGGCTGAAAAACAGGCGGCCGGACAAGTGGAGGGACAAGCCCCAGGAGAAGGCGGAGACTGTGGCCCAGGCTGATGAAATGACCCTATCTGACAAGCTGGCGGCCATCAGAGAGGCGGCGAGGACGATTGACAACTAACGAGCTGGCCCGGCTGGCCGTCTGGTACAACCATCTCAGGGACACCAGCAACGGCACCTTTATGCCGCTGTTTTCCTGCGAAAGCCGCTATCTGGTGCTCAAGGGCGGAGGCGGCTCTGGCAAGTCCATCTTCGCCGGGCGCAAGGTGCTGGAGCGCTGCGTCTCCGAGCCGGGACACCGCTTCCTCGTGTGCCGCAAGGTGGCCAAGACGCTGCGGGAGAGCTGCTTTGCACAGCTCCGGGGACAGATTGCTGAGCACTACCCGGACTGCGGGGCCGTGGTCAACCGGGGAGAGCTGCGCATCGTATTCCCCAACGGCTCCGAGATACTCTTTGCCGGATTGGATGACGTCGAAAAGCTCAAATCCATCTACGACATCACCGGGATCTGGATTGAGGAGGCGTCGGAGCTGCTGGAGGCCGACTTTAACCAGCTCGACATCCGCCTGCGGACACAGTGCCCTTACTACCTCCAGATGATCTTGACCTTTAACCCGATTAGCATCACCCACTGGCTTAAGGGGCGGTTCTTTGACCGGAGCGACTCCCGGGCCACGGTGCACGAGTCCACATACAGGGACAACCGCTTTCTCACCCAGGAGGCGGTGCGGACGCTGGAGGCGTTCAGGGACACCGACGAGTATTATTACATGGTCTACTGCCTGGGCCAGTGGGGCGTCACCGGCAAGACCGTATTTGATGCCAAGGCCGTGACCGCCCGGCTGCTGGAGCACATCCAGCCGGTGCGGGTGGGGTATTTTGCGTATGGCTACGACGGACGGACGGTATCCGGGATCCGGTGGGTGGACGATCCGGGGGGCTTTATCAAGGTCTACCGGGCGCCGGAGGCGGGCGTGCCCTATGTGGTCGGCGGAGACACCGCCGGGGACGGCTCGGACAGCTTTGTGGCCCAGGTGCTGGACAACCGCACCGGAGAGCAGGTGGCCGTCCTCCGGCACCAGACCGACGAGGATCTGTACTCCATGCAGGTGTATTGCCTGGGCATGTGGTACAACACCGCGCTGGTGGGCGTGGAGGCCAACTGGAGCACCTATCCCATCCTGACGTTGGAGCGCCTGGGCTATCCAAACCAGTACGTCCGGGAGGTGGTGGACGACTACACCCACGGCATCAAACGGGCGTTTGGCTTCTGGACATCGACAAAGACACGGCCCGTCATCCTCTCCGAACTGATCCGGGCCGTGCGGGAGGATATCACCATCGTGTCCGACGAGACCACGTTACAGGAGATGCTTACCTTCGTGCGGGGCGAGGACTACAAGCCAAGGGCCGAGGAGGGCGCGCACGACGACTGCGTTATGGCCCTGGCCATTGCACACCACATCCGCCCGCAGCAGAGATACACCGTGGAGGCCGCCAGAAAGGCGGGCGGCGCGGTGTGGGACGACTCCATGTGGGAGGACTATAACAACGCAAGCCCGGAGGAGCGGGAATACCTGATCAAGAAATGGGGGAATCCAAAGTGATCGACGGGAGTAAAATTACGGCATGCACATTCCATGGGATACTGGTAGAAGATTTCTTGCGGATGGTGGATGCCCCTTTGTCTAAAGGCGATCGGGTGGAGTTGATTCCCGTGAAAGATGGTGTTAAAATCATACATATCAAGCGAGAGGAAGTGAGAAGGTGAGCGATTGGTGGAAGGACTTTTGCGAGAATGACAATCAAAAGCGAGTGGCGGACCTTACCCAAGAAAATGAGCGATTAAAGGCGGAATGTGATTCTATTGATTTATCAAAAATAAGGGTGGAAACTGCGGAATATCCGGAATCAAATGAACATTGCTCCCGCCTCTAAGCGTTGAGGCGGAAGGCCCGAGTGTGGGTGACTTGTAAGGATTCCTTACAGGTTACTCACGTTTTTTTATAGTTTTTATGGAGGTAGGCCATGGGGAAAAAGAAAGACAAAGACCGGCTGCGGCTGTGGCAGGACAGGCTCGGGCGGGCCAACGCGGCGTATGAACCGGAGCTGTCCAAAATGGACGGGCGGGAAGAGCTCTACCAGGGCTGCAACCGCATCCGGCCCATCGTCTGCACCGCCCGCAAGAAGGAGACCCCCCACGTGCGCAACCTGTGCGCCGAGCTGGTGGAGAGCCAGGTGGACAGTAACATCCCACAGCCCAAGGTCACGCCCCGGCGCAGAGAGGATGAGTGGCGGGCCAAGCTCATCGAGGACATGCTGCGCAACGAGCTCGACCGGCTGCCCTTTGAGCAGATGAACGACATCATGGAGCGCACCATCCCCATACAGGGCGGCGGAGCCTTTCTGGTGGAGTGGGACAACAGCAAGGCGGGGAGCGCCACTGTGGGAGAGCTGGCCGTCTCCACGCTCCACCCCAAGCAGATCATCCCCCAGGACGGGGTTTACACCGGTGTGGATGACATGGACTACATCATTCTAAAAATCCCCCAGACCAAGGGGTACATCAGGCGCACCTACGGCGTGGACGTGTCCGAGGAGGCCGAGGAGGAGCCGGACGTCAAGGGCAGCGGCGGAGAGGGCACGGCGGACGACATGGTGACACAGTACGTAGCCTACTACCGCAACCTGGACGGGGGGATTGGCCTGTTTTCCTGGGTCAACGACACGGCGCTGGAGGACTTGGAGGACTATCAGGCCCGGCGGCTGCGCCGGTGTGCCCAGTGCGGCGCGGTGGAGCCCCTGGAGGCCGAGCCGGTGGATGCCCCGGCGGACAAGGGGCTGCTCCCCGGCATGACCCCCGACGGGGCGGGCGCGGGGATGCCCGGAGCGCCCACCGGGCGGAGGGGCAAGCGGAGGGTCTGCCCCTACTGCGGCGGCGACAAGTGGGAGGAGGACAAGGAGGAGTACGAGGAGGTCTACGTCCCCATACCCCGCAGCGACGGCACCGAGATTCCCGGGGCGCGGCCGGTGGAGGTTGTCACTGATACAGTGGACGAGCTGGGCTTGCCCGTGGTGGCGGTGGTGCAGGAGCCGACCCGGATCCCCTTCTACAAGCCGGACATTTACCCGGTCATCCTCCAAAAGAATGTGAGTGTGTACGGAAGGTTCCTGGGGGACAGCGATCTGGACAAGATTGCCGACCAGCAGAACACCACCAACCGCATCGAGGCCAAGATCATCGACAAGCTCACCAAATCGGGCAGCTACATCAGCCTCCCCAACGACGCCAAGATCCGCTACGACGAGGAGGACATGAAGAAAATCTATCTCTCCAGCCCGGCGGACAAGTCCTATCTGGACGTGTACGACCTCCAGGGGGACATCGAACAGGACATGGCCTATCTGGCGCAGATCTATGAGGAGGCCCGGCAGGTCATCGGTATCACTGATTCCTTCCAGGGCCGCAAGGATTCCACCGCCACCAGCGGGACGGCGAAGGAGTTCTCCGCCGCCCAGGCCGCCGGACGGTTGGAGAGCAAACGGGTAATGAAGGACGCGGCCTACGCGGCGCTCTTTGAGGCCATGTTCAAATTTAAGCTGGCCTATGCCGACGAGCCGCGGCCCGTGGTATCCCACGACATCGAGGGCCGGGCTGAGTACCGGCAGTTCAACCGCTACGACTTCCTGGAGCAGGACGAGACGGGGGAGTGGCGGTGGATTGACGACTTTCTGTTCTCGTGCGACACCTCCGCCCCCCTTGCCAACAACCGGGAGGCCATGTGGCAGGAGACGCGAATGAATCTACAGACCGGGGCGTTCGGCGACCCGACCAACCTCAAGACACTGATCCTGTTTTGGACGAAGATGGAGCTGCTGCACTATCCGGGCGCAGGTGACACCAAGACCTATCTGGAGCAGGAGTACCAACAGCAGCAGGCCATGATGCAGCAGCAGATGGCAATGCAGCAACAGCAGATGCAGATGCAGGCGGTACAGGAGACGGTCTCCCGAGCCAAGCAGGACGCGGCCGAGGCCGCGCAGGACGGGGGAATCCCGGCAGCAAGGGCCACCTATATGGCATAAAATCAAGCGCACGCCAACAGCGAAGAAATGGCAAATCCAGGAGAAAGGAGGTGCGCAGTATGGCGAACGGATACATCGGCAAGGTCAGCCACAGCGGTGTGCAGAAGGTCACCGCCCCCAACCCCGCCACGGGAAAGAAGGGGAACGGCACAGTCAAGAAGGGCAACGACCTGAGAACGGGCAAGTAATAGGGTGAAAGGAGAACACACACATGGAAATCAACTACGGCGCGGTGTTTGATGTAGAGGTGCCGGAGACTACCACAGGCGCAGAAGAGACGGAGGCCGCCGAACCGTCGGGAAATGACACCACTACAGCCGCCGCACAAGGCGCAGAAGAGCAGGAGGCCGCCGCCCCTGCCGTAGAGGAAACGGAAGAGTCCGAACAGCCTCAGACGGAGGCGCCGGAGCAGGAACCCAAAACCGACCGCGACGCACAGTTTGCCGCAGCCCGCCGCAAGGCGGAGGCGGAGCGGGACGCCGCCATCGCCCAGGCCAAAGAGGACGCCCAGAAGCAGGTGGACGAGTTTTTCAAGAACTCGGGGCTGATGAACCCGTACACTGGGCAGCCCATCACCACCAGAGCGGAGTATGAGGCATACCGGGAGCGCTTCGAGGCCGACCAGAAGGCCAAGCTCATGGAGAAGGCGGGCATCACCCAGGAGGAGTTCCAGGCGTTTGTCCAGGGGCTTCCGGAGGTGCGGGCGGCCCGGCAGGCCAAGGCCGAGGCGGAGGCCGCCGCAAGGCAGGCCAGAGAGCAGGAGGCAAAGGCAAGGGTGGACGAGCAGCTCCGGCAGATTCAGGCCATCGACCCCACGGTCAAGGAGCTGGGCGATCTGGCGAAGCTGAACACCTATCCTAAGCTGTACGACATGGTCAAGCGGGGCTATTCCCTCCTGGATGCCTACCGTCTGGCGAACTATGACACGCTGACCCAGCGGGCCGCGGAGGCCAGCCGGAAGGCGGCCATCAACTCCGTGCAGAGCAAGCAGCACCTGAAAGCCACGGAGCGCCGCGGCGGCGGGGCGATTCCCGTCCCAGACAGCGTCCTTGAGGAGTACCGGGCCCTGAACCCCGGCGCGACCAAAGAGGAGATCCAGAAGCACTATCAAAGCTACATGAAAAACAGCCGAAAGGAGCAATAAAATGGCTTTTTTGATTCAGCAGGTAGACGGGGGCAGAATCCCCGGCATCGAGTACCTGCCCGCGGGGGCTATCACCCCTAAAGTGGGTATGGCCCTGACACAGACGGGGGGCAATCTGGCGGTTGCCAGCGGCACCACCACCCCCACCTATATCAGCATGGTTGAAATGGACAAGGCGTGCACCGCGGGCGACATCATCCCTGTGCTGCGGGTGCTGCCCGATATGATGTTTGAGACCACCTTCCAGGCCGCCGCCACGGCCATCAAGCTGGGCGACAAGGTGACGCTGCACACCGATGGCCTCCAGGTCACCGCCACCAAGACGAACGGCGTGGCCGAGGTGGTTGGCATGGACGGCACCGCCGCAGGCGACCGGGTGCGCGTCCGGTTCCCCGCCGTAGTCAATATCACGCAGAGCGGCGGTTAACAGAAGGGAGAGAAGATATATGGCTGGCATTACGTTTACCGAGGGCTCCGGCCTCCAGGACAGCATTTTTGGCAAGTCTCAGGCCCCGATCCGCATGTTCCTGGAGAAGCGGGGCGAGGCGTTCGAGCAGCAGAGCATGCTCAAGGAGCTGTTCAATATGGAGAGCTCCAACAAGTGGGCCGAGAAGATGGGAACCATGACCGCCATGGAGGGCTTCCAGCCCGTGGGCGAGAACGGCACCTATCCTCTGGACAGCATGCAGGAGGGCTTCGACAAGACCCTGGAGCACATGACCTGGAAGGACTCCTTCTCCATGTCCCAGGAGATTGTGGAGGATGCAAAGATTATGGATCTGCGCAAGCGGCCCGCCCAGTTTATCGCCGGGTATTACCGCACCCGGGAGAAGTTCGGCGCGGCCCTGTACGGAGCGGCCATCACGGGCAAGACCTCCGTCAGCTTCCACGGCCGCACCTTTGACGCCAAGGGCGCGGACGGCAAGGCCCTGTTCGACAAGGCCCACCCCTCTGCCCTGGAGCGCACCAAGGGGACCCAGTCCAACCAGTTTGCGGACGCCTTCTCCAACGACGCCCTCGGCGCTATGGAGACGGCCATGCAGGACTTCCGTGGCGACAACGGCGAGATCCTGGATGTGGCCCCCGACACTATTCTGATCCCCAACAACTACAAACTCAAGAAGGACGTGTTCGCCGCCATCGGCGCGGACAAGGACCCCACCACCTCCAACAACGGCTTTAACTACCAGTACGGCCGGTGGTCGGTGATCATCTGGCCCTACCTCAACCAGTTCATTACCGCCGATACGTCCCCCTGGGTGCTGCTGGACAGCCGGTACAACGAGCAGTACGGTGGTGCCATGTGGTTTGACCGCGTGCAGCTCAACGTGCGCAGCGAGATTGACCCCGGCAACGACGCCAACGTGTGGAAGGGCCGCGCCCGGTTTACCGCGGGCTTCAACGACTGGCGCTTCGCTGCAGTGGGCGGCGTAAGCGGCGGCACTCAGCTTATCAGCGGCTGACAGCACAAAGGCCGGGCGGCGGGTTTGCCGCCGCCCGGTTTTCAGATAGGAGGATATCATGACCGTAGCTCAGGTGATACAGGCGGTGGACGAGGTCAAGCCGAACGCCTTTTCCAACGAAGAAAAGACCCGGTGGCTCAATGAGGTGGAGGGAATGGTGCAGACGGAGGTGCTTCTGTTTGCCAGCGAGGAGGTCATCACCTACTCCTACGAGCAGGACAAGGACGTGGAACTCCTGGTACAGCCGCCCCACGACAAGCTCTATCCGGCCTATCTGGAGGCCCGTGTGGACTACGCCAACGGGGAGTACGAAAAGTACCAGAACACGATGCAGATGTTCAACGCCTTTTTCGGCGAGTTTATCCGGTGGTTCGCCCTGACCTACAGCCCGGCGGACACCCACGGGGAGGTCTACTATGGAGTGTAACGATCAGGGAAAGCGCTGGCGCGGCTACTATATCACCGCCTACGGAATCGCCGTTAAGCACGGATTCAAGGGTACGGAGGCGGAGTGGCTGGAGACGTTGAAGGGCGACAAGGTGCAGCTCCGCTACAACGAAGACACCAAGACTCTGGAATGGAAATATGAGGACGCGGACGAATGGATCGAACTCATGGATATCAATGCGCTCCATGGAGAGGTCGTCACAGAGGTGCTCGAACAGGCTACCGCCGCAAAGGAGGCGGCGGAATCCGCAAAGACAGCCGCAGAGGCGGCGAGAGATTCCGCGGTCACGGCTTCGGAGACGGCGGTGAGTGCGAAGGAAACCGCAGTCAGCGCCAAGAACGGCGCAGAGGCGGCGGCTGGAAATGCAAGTGATTCCGCCGGAGAGGCTGCGGCCAGCGCGGAACTGGCCGGGCAAAAGGCTGCCGCGGCAGAGAAGAGCGCGGAAGCGGCTGCCGCCAGCGCCGCGTCCATCGGTCAGGCGGAGGAAAATGCCGCGGCATCCGCCACGGAGGCGGAGAGCTGGGCGGTGGGCGGAACCGGAATGCGGGAAGGGGAGGACACCAACAACGCCAAATACTGGTCTGCACGGGCCCAGGACGCGGCGGGCGGCGGTGTGACCTCCTTCAACAACCGGACAGGAGCGGTGAGACCCGTCAAGGGGGACTACACCGCAGACCTGGTGACGTTCACCGATGGGGACACCTTCCAGGACAAGTTCGACGCCGGGAAGCTGACGGGACCTGCGGGACCCCAGGGTACGCCGGGATCCAACGGCAAGGACGGTGCAGACGGAGCGCCCGGTCCCGCCGGGGCGGATGGCGAGCCTGGCCCCGCAGGCGCGGACGGCGGCTACTACCAGCCCGCCGTGGACGGCTCCGGCAACTTGACCTGGACAGCCAGCAAGGCGGGGATGCCCTCCGTGGCAGGGGCCAACATCCGGGGCCCCCAAGGCCCCCAGGGTGTACAAGCCCCAGTCATCAACGATCTCACCACAGGCGGTGTGTCTGATGCTCTTAGCGCAGAAATGGGAAAGAGGCTCCAAAGCATTAAGGCCGACCTTACCCTCTCCAACCTGAGCAATAAGCAGAAGGCGCTGCGGAACATCGGGGGAAGACCGAACCGGAACCTGCTGGACAACTGGTATTTCGTGGGTGGCGGCTCCCAGCAGGGCGGCGGGCAGTTTCCCATTAACCAGAGGGGGGAAACGAGCCGTTCCGGTTCAGGGGGGTTTATAGACAGATGGAAGCTGAGTGGGGAAGGCACTGCAACCCTGGGCAGCGATGGAATCACTTTAACTGCTACAACAGGGAATCTGGAATTCATGCAATTTTTGGGCATTCCAAATGACCGTCTATTGGGAGAAACAGTTTGCCTCTCTGGACTGGTTGATGGAGACTTGCTATCGATGTCCACGTCTGCCCCGGAGGAAAAACCGAGTGTGTGGACAAATATCATAAACATTATCAAACCGTTTGGATTTGTCCAGTTTAATTATGACAATACGGCGGACAGGTTTTTTTGTAGCGTTATCGTCTCGGCAGGCAACAGCGTACTCCTGCAAGCATCTAAGCTGGAGCTTGGCTCCACCCAAACCCTCGCTTACAAGGACGAGGGAGGGAACTGGCAGCTCTTTGAGACGCCGGATTATGCCGGGGAGCTGGCAAAGTGCCAGAGATACTTTGTGCAGTTTCGCTCTGAAGAGCAGCGGTTTATCGGGATTGTACATCTGGACTCCGACAAATATGGACAGGGGGTGATTTGGACGCCGGTACAGATGCGTGCTATACCAACCGTTTCCGGCGCTGTCTCATTTTACGGCGGGGGCAATAATGGGTTGGTCGCTTCGGTTGCTCCTCTGGGTGTTGGTGCGACTGCTGTGCGTGTTAATATAACGCTACAGGACGCTGTGAGTACCAATTCTATTGTGTTTTTACATTCGAACGATATCCAGGGCGGTCCGGTCACGCTCTCCGCCGAACTTTAGCACTACAAAGGCCAGGGTAGTGACTGGCAGGCCAGAGTCTGCCCTATTTGGTCAAGTAGATAGAAATGAGGAGTAATATTCGATGAGTACACCCAATTTGACAATTCATCCCCCCTACATCGTATATGTCCAAACGGATAAGCAAGGCCGTATTACCGCCGTCAATTCCTCCGCCTTTGTGATCGGGGACTGGGGGACGGAGATTGAACGAGGTTACGGAGACAAATACCACCACGCCCAGGGTAACTACTTCCCCCAGCCCATCTACACCGAGGACGGCATCCCCCGGTACAAGCTGGAGGATGGCAAGGCAGTAGAGCGCACCGAGGAAGAGATTGAGGCCGACCGGGCCGCGATAGCAGAGCCTGGGCCCAGGGCGGAGGACGTAACGCTGGACGTGCTGGCCGAGCACGAGGCGCGGCTATGTATGCTGGAGCTGACCACCACCATATGAGAAAGGAGTCACTATGACAACCGTATACAACCTTTGCAAGCTGCTCATCGACCGGGGACGCACCGACGGCCTGCAGGACAAGATGGATGTCTACCTGGCCGCCGACCGGCTCACCCCCGAGGAGTACCAAGAGCTGGCCGCTCAACTGACCAAATAGAAAGCCGCCCTGTCCGGGCGGCAGAGGTCAATCCTTTGGAGCAAAGCGGGAGGGGGCTTCCAGTGGCTTCCCGGTGCGCCAATCGCGGTTTGGGTCGTGAGCGGCCCAAGCCTCCGCGCCGCACTTTTCGCACTTTTGGCCTTCCCACAGCCACTCGCGCTGACCGTTGACCCATGTGGATGGGCACACAGCTCCGCACTTGGAGCAGATCACAACGATATTCATAAGGCACCTCCACCATCACGTAAGAGAAAACCGCGGCGGCCCTGATCACAGATCCTTTGGGAGGTAAATCTATGGTCAAGAGGGATAAAGGGCCACCACGGCAAAAAGAGTATATCACAAATCAAAAATGAAAGGAATCACCAAAATGAAAAACATCAACTGGAACGAGCTCACCCCTGCCTGCTACGCAATCTACGAGGGCAACGGTGCCCGCGGCGGCATCACTGATGCGGCCAACATGATACAACGCAACATCATCGACGGTTTGGACACCTACCCCGGCGCGGAGGCCCTGCCCGAGCTGTACCGCCCCCTGTGGGCCGCGCTGGGCGGCCTGGAGGCCGTACAGGCGGACAACGAGGAGTTTAACGTCTGGGCGCGCAAGCTGTCTGCCAATGCCGTGGCCCTCAATGAGCTGTACCAGGAGGGCAAGTATGCCGCTATGGTGGATGCAGTGGAGGAGGCCGAGGACCCCGGTCTGGTCAGCGGCGCGGACAAGCCCGACGAGGACGGCAATGAGTAAGCTCATTACATACGTCCCGCTCTCCTCCGTGGAGCGGATTGAGCTGAGAGTCACCAACTGCCGCAAAACGCTATCCCAGGTCAAAACAGAGACCGGGGCGCATTATGTGTTGAATGGCGGCATGTGGAACCCGGACGGCACCCCTTGCCCGCTGCTTAAGGTGGGCGGGGCTATGCTCTCCGGCACGCCCTGGAGGCCGATGGGCTACGCCTGGGACAAAGGCCCAGACATCCGCATGACCTCCGAGTACGAGGGAGCGGCCAACTTTATCGCTGTGACCGCCCTCGTTACCTCCGGTAAGCCGGTGGACAAGCCATCCTACGGCTCGGCCCAGGGAGGCAAGCGGGGGCGCAGCGCCATCGGCCTGCGTGGTGGCAGTCTGGCCCTCTACTGCTCTGGCGACGGAACCGGAGACGTGACCACGCCGGAGGAGTTGCGGGACGAGCTGGCCGGGCTGGGCTGGGCCTCCGCCGTTATGCTGGATGGGGGCGGCTCCAGCCAGTGCGACTTTGGCGGAGAGCGCATCACCGCCAGCCGCAAGGTGCACAACTGGATTTGCGTGTATCTCAAGCAGGCGGAGCAGACACCGCCGGAAGAGGAGGACAAGCCTATGAGCAAGCACACTGTATGCCTAGACCCTGGGCACGGTCCGGGCAACGTCAACGGCTCCCCGGATGGCACCTACAAAGAATGGGAGTTTACGTGGGATATGGCCCAACGCATCAAGCCGCTGCTGGAGGCCAAGGGGGTGGGCGTGGTGCTCACCAAGACGGCGGACAATTACCCCAGCCTGACGGAGCGGGCCAACATCAGCAACAAAGCAAAGCCGGACTGCTTTGTGAGCATCCACACCAACGCCGCCGGGGAGGGAGGCTGGTCAAGCGCGTCCGGGCTGGAGATCTACACCAGCGCCGGGCCCATGACGGCCCAGCGCAATGTGCTGGCCTCCAAGCTGGTCAACGCCTTCCACGCCGCCGGGGTGTCCCTGCGGAGTGAACCTATCAAGCACGAGCTGTATACTGTGCTTGCCAAGACCGACGCCCCCGCCGCGCTCATTGAGTATGGCTTCCATACCAACAAGATGGACACGGAGTATCTCAAGGATAGCAAGTACCGGGACAAGCTGGCCGAGGCCACCGCAAAGGGCATCTGTGAGTTCCTGGGCGTCGCGTGGCAGGCCGATCCAGGAGAGGACAACGCAGATACCCCGGACGCCTGGTCCGCTGAGGCGTGGCAGAAAGCCAAAGACAAGGGCGTGCTGGACGGCACCCGTCCCCGTGACAATATGACCCGGCAGGAGCTGGCCGTGGTGCTGGATCGGCTGAATCTGATTTGATGGAGGTACATATTATGGACATTTCTTCTTTGGGTATCACCGGAGTAGCAGTCATCACTGTGATCTGCTTCCTCGTCGGCCAGGTGGTTAAGGCCACCGGCTTGGACAACAAGTGGATTCCCATCATCTGCGGTGCGTTTGGTGCGGTGCTGGGCATCCTCGGCATGTTTATCATGCCCGAGTTCCCGGCTTCGGACTATTTGACCGCCGCCGCTGTCGGCATTGTGAGCGGACTTGCGGCCACTGGTATCAATCAGGTTTATAAGCAGATGACTAAGGAGGGCTGATGCCCATGGAGTGGGTTGGCCCACTGATTTCCGGCGCGGCGGTCGTCCTGGTGGCTATCATCGAGGCGATTGCCGCGCGGGAACGGAAACGCATCAAAGCGGACAACCAGAAGAGCGATGCCCTTATGAATGGGGTACAGTCTCTGCTAAGACGTGAAATCATTGCCGAGTACAACCACTACTCCGAACAACGTTATATCCCGATTTATGGGATGGAGAACGTGCTGGACATGTACAATGCCTACAAGGAGTTGGGTGGGAATGGCATGGCGGCAAAATTGGTGGAGGCTCTGAAACAACTGCCCACAGAGCCGCCGGATAGAACGGAGGGTGGTTCAAATGCCGAGTAATCTGCTGAACGTGGACACCGGGTTCCCGGATTTGAGGGGGAACCAGAGCACGGACGAGAAGTTCCGCATGGTGAGCGATTACCTCTACATGCTGCTGGAGCAGCTTCGCTACTCAATGGCGAATCTTGGGCGGGAAAACTTCAACGACACCGCCTTTCAGGAGATTGCGGGCCTGATTACGGAGCCGGTTTACATCCAGCTCAAGGACGTGGAGGGAAACCTGTCCTCCCTGACGGTGACCGCGGAGCAGTTGATTTCACGTATGGCAGACGCAGAGGGAAACATTTCGGTTCTCCAGCAGACCTCAACCAGCCTGACCAGCCAAATAAGCGACCTGGAGGGGAACGTCTCGTCTCTCCAGCAGACGTCTCAGGCATTTAACCTGCGGCTCAAAAACGCGGAAGGGGATCTGGCACAAATCACCGTCACAGTCAGCGGCATTACACAGTCGGTTAGCGACCTTGAGACCGGACTAAGCCAGACCCTGCGCATCGCCCCCAATGGGGTGACCATCACCAACGCCAGCGGGGACACGCTGACCATCGACGGCGGGCAGATTGACGCCACAAACCTGAACCTGACAGGGATGATTACCTTCCGCGATCTGGCAGACAGTGTTCAAAACGATATCAACGATGCGTACTCCATGGCGGAGGACGCGCAGACCGTGGCGGCGGATGCGGCGGATACGGTTGGGGGCTGGACATACCGGGGGACGACCTACATCGACGGCACCCGGATTATGACTGGCACTGTATCTGCCTCCACCTTGGAGGGCGGGGAAATCCGCCTGCTGGACAGCAGAGGGTATGAGGCCGGTACTTTTACGCTGGACGGCTCGTCCTCTACATCGGGGCAGAAGGTACTGCTCACCAGCAACGCGATTGAGCTCAACGCAGTGAATGGCGATATCTACCTGGGCCTGTATGGGGGAAGCGCGGGCTATGTCCAGATTTCAGACGGTGAGGTGACGGTTGGGCGGTGTGATTTGCAGCCGAACCTTGACAACCGCTATGCCTGCGGGACGAACGGGCATCGGTGGTCGGCGGTGTACGCGGCCAGCTCCTCTATTATCACCTCTGACCGGAATAAAAAGAACTCCATCACCTACGACATGAGCGCCTATGACGCGCTGTTTGACCGGCTGAGGCCCACGCCGTACAGGTATAACGAGGGGACCAGCGGACGCACCCACACCGGACTGATTTCTCAGGATGTGGAGGAGGCGCTGGCCGCCTGCGGACTGACGGGCAAGGAGTTTGCCGGGTTCGTGAAGGAGACGGACAAGGAGGGAACGGACTTCTATTCCTTGCGCTATGAGGAGTTCATTTCCCTGTGCATTGACCAGATACAGAAGTTAAAGAAAAAGGTGAGAGAATTGGAGGAACGAGTATGAACGACGTGCGGAACGAAATCAAGAACGCTTACAATCTGCTGGCGGCCCTGCCGGTGCGGGGCGATGCGGTGGACGTGGTCGCGGCCTGCCGGATGGCGCTGCGCCGGGCCCTGGAGCTGATGGCTTCCCAGCAGTCCGGCGAGACAGAGCCCGGCGGGGACGCAAAGGAGGACTAAGCATGCTCCCGGATATGGTACACGCCGACGGAATCCGCAAGTATGGGCAGACCAGCTTCGGAGGCTATGACCACCGGCTGGCCGCCGGAGACGGGACGCTTTGGGACATGAAGAACCTGACCAGCGACCTCGCCCCGCTGCTCTCCGCACGGCGGCCCCGGTATCTGGTGGAGACCATGGCAAAACCCAACGGCCTGTATGCAAAGGACGGGCTGTACTGGGTGGACGGCACGGTCTTCTACGCCGGGGGAGAGAAAAAGGGCGACGTTGCAGACGGGCGCAAGCAGTTTGCCGCCCTGGGGGCCTACATCATCATCCTGCCCGACAAGGCGTATTACAACCGCCTGACGGGGGAGTTCGGAAGCCTGGAGGCGGGCTGGAGCGGGAGCGCGAAAATTCAGGACGGCACCTACGCGGAGGAGGAGGCCGAGGCCAACACCATCTACGCCTCCGGGGCCGACTGGGATTCCATCTTCAAGGTGGGGGACGCGGTGACCATATCCGGGGCAAAGACCCACGAGAGCAACAACCAGACCATTGTCATCCGAGAGATTGATGGGGACAATCTGCGATTCTATGAAAACTCCTTCACCATCAACAAGGGCGGCGACACGGAGGAGCTGACGGTCAGGCGGGAGGTGCCCGAGCTGGACTTCCTGTGCGAGAACGAGAACCGCCTGTGGGGCTGCAAGGGCGACACCATCTACGCCTCCAAGCTGGGCGATCCCTTCAACTGGAATGTGTTCGACGGAGTGAGCACCGATTCCTACGCGGTGGACGTGGGCAGCGCCGGGGACTTTACCGGGTGCTTTGCCTATCGGGGCTACCCGGTGTTCTTCAAAGAGGAACAGATTTACAAGGTCTACGGGGACAAGCCCAGCAACTTCCAGGTAATGAGCAGCGCGTCCCTGGGGGTGGAGGCGGGCAGCCATGCCAGTCTCGCCATTGCGGGGGAGACGCTGTACTATCTGAGCCGGGTGGGGGTGGTGGCCTACTCCGGCGGTATCCCGCAGAGCGTCGCCGCCCCCTTCGGGACAGACCGCTACCGCAACGGCGTGGCGGGCAGCGACGGGGTGAAGTATTACGTCTCCCTGGAGGACAGCACAGGCGGGCACACCCTCTTTGTCTACGACACCCAAAAGGGCGTGTGGCACAAGGAGGACAGCCTGGAGGCCGTGGGCTTCGGGTGGGACACGGAGCTGTACTTCCTGGGGGCGGACGGCAGGCTGTGGCTCAATGGAAACACCCGCACCGTACCGGAGGACGCCGCGCCGGAGGGCGCGGTGGAGAGCATGGCGGAGTTTGCCGACTTTACCGAGGGCGACGCCAACAAGAAGGGCACCGCCAAGCTCCAGGTACGCATGGAGCTGGACGCCGGGGCGTCGGTCAAAATCGAAATGCAGTTTGACAGCGACGGGGAGTGGCGGGAGGTGACCACCCTCTCCGCCACGGTGAAGCGGAGCTTCTACCTGCCCATCATCCCCCGCAGAAGCGACCACTTCCGCATCCGCTTTTCCGGCACCGGCGGGTGGCGGCTCTATTCCCTGGTGCGGGAGAGCTATTCCGGCAGCGAGCTCAAGAGCAGGCCGGGGCGGCAATAAGAAAAGGAGAACCCTATGGCAAAAAGCAGATATACCTATGACCAGTTCCGGAAGTCGGCGCAGGACAGCGGGCTTTGGGGCCAGTTCTCCCAGGCCGACCTCTCGATGGCCCAGCAGAACCCGGATTTCGGCATGTCCATCCTGAAAACCAAGCAGGACTACCGGAACGCCACCACCGACGAAGCGAGGGCTGCGGTCCACCGGCAGGCGGACGCCCTGCGCAGCTCCTGGGGTGGATACACCGGGGGCGGGAATGGCGGCAGCTTTGTCCTTGACCCCATGTCGCCCCGGAACTTCGAGTATGAGGCGGCCCCCACCTATGAGAGCCGCTATGACGACACCATACAGGATTTGATCGCGGGGCTTCTGGACCGGCCGGACTTCTCCTATGACCCGGCCACCGACCCCCTCTACCAGAACTACCGCAAGCAGTATACCAGGGAGGGCCAGCAGGCCACGGCGGACGCCCTGGGCGCGGCGGCGGCCGCCTCCGGCGGAATCCCCTCCTCCTATGCCAACGCCGCCGCCAACCAGGCGTCCAACTACTACGCGGCCCAGTTGACCGACAAGATTCCCGACCTCTACCAACTGGCCTACAACCAGTATCTGAACGACTACAACATGGATTTGAGCAACCTGGGGGTTGTCCAGGGGGCGGAACAGAGCGACTACGACAAATACCTTAACCAGCTCAACCAGTACAACACCGACCGCAATTTCAGCTACGGACAGTTCCTGGATGGGCTGTCGTCTCAGAACCAGCGGCGTACCGATGCGCTGAACGAGGCGGTTCTGCGGGCGGAAATGGGCGACTACGGTGGATATGAAAGTCTGGGCTGGGACACTAGCAACATTCCGGCAGAGATAGAGCGGCAACTTACTCTTGCGCAGCTCGGCGCGCAATATGGGGATTACAGCGGCCTGAATGGGCTTGGGATCGACACCTCCAATAATCCGACGGATTATGAGCGCCGGTATAATCTGGCCCTCCTGCAAGCGCAGTACGGCGATTTCTCCGGCCTGCGTGAGCTGGGCGTGAACGTCAACCCCGGCGCGCTGGCACAGTTTGAACTTGCGGCCAATCCGCCCAGGAGCAGCGGCGGGAGCGGTTCTTCCCGGAGCGGGCGATCCAGCGGAACCAGCGGCACCAGCGGCACTGAAAAGCCTGTTCTGACTTACACTCAGATGATGGATGCTATTGAAAAGAAGCAGATTACGCCGACGGTCAAAGCCGCATGGCAGTATTATATGGGAGAAGCATGGCCGGAGGACAACACTAGCGGAGACTCTGGTGGGACACAGCTTAACCCCTATGCACAGCAACTTCAAAATAGTCTGCTCCAAGGTGGGGCCGGCATAATCAATATGTGGCCGGGCACGACACAACAGGTTAACAAGAGCAGCAGCGGTCTTTCTCCGGCGGCACAGAGCATCCTCAATAGTTACCAGCATGTGAATCCTGGCACATCTTCCAATGTTGCCGAGGTATTTGCAGACCGGATTGAAACAGCCCTGAGAAATGGAAGCATCACGGAACAGGATGCGAGCTATCTCCTTGGGGTGCTCGGAGTATAAGGAGGCTGGAATATGGCGAGTATCCAGGAGCGTTTGAACCGCCTGCGTGGGGAAAGCAGCGAAGCGTCGGTATATGAAAGGCTGAATCATCTGCGCCAGATTGGGCAAAGTCAGGAGACGGAGAGTGCCGCAGGCGGCGCGGGGCCCGCTCCGGCGCAGCGGACGGTAAAATCCGCCCCGCCCGCCGCGCTGCCTGAGAGCAAGGGGAAAGCCCTGACCCTGCCCAAAGCGGGAGAGAGGGGCTTCCTGGCGGGCGGGGTGAGCGTGGAGGGCTCCCCGTTCCTGTATGGCAGCGAGCGGGCGGCAGCCGCTCTGCTCGGCGCGGGAGAGGGCGTTACGGACTTTATAGGCAGCGGCTTCTACAAGGGGGTGCAGGGCATCAGCTCCCTGGGTGGTCTGGTCCCCAACCCGGTATCGGAGTGGGCCGGGCGGAACGCTGACGCCTTCCTGGAGAACAGCGTCACGCGGGACTATGAGGAGAGCATCCGTGAGCGATACCGCCCCAGTCAGGGGGCAGAAAATGTAACCGGCATCGGACAGACCATCGTGCAGATGCTCCCCGGTATTGGTGCGTCCAAGGTCGTGTCCGCAGCAGGGAAGGGGCTCAACGCGGCCCAGGCGATTTCCCGCGGGGAGAACGTGGGCCGGTCGCTGTTCGGCCTCCAGGCGGCAGGCAATGCGGCCAGCCAGGCCAAAGCGGAGGGGGCGACATCCGGGCAGGCCCTGGCCTTCGGCGCGGCCTCCGGGGCCTTGGAGACCGCCATTGAGGGCATCGCGGGCGGCATCCCCGGCCTGGGCGGCGGCAAGGTGAAGAAGATTGCCGAGGCGGTCAAGGCAAGCCCCCTGGTCAGCCGGGCCCTGGATATCGCAGGCGAGGGCGGCGAGGAGGCGCTTTCCACCGTCCTCACCCCCTATTTGCAGCGGGCCATTTATGACCCGGACGCCCCCAACGCCACGCCGGAGGAGATTGCACAGAGCGCGCTCATGGGCGCCGTGGCCGCCGGAGTGCTCCAGGGCGGCCTGGAGCTTCCGGGGACAATCTCGGATATCTATTCCACCCGGCGCAGCATTGGTTCCAACGCGGAGATCGCGGCCAGGGCCGGGGAACGGTTGAGTACGCCCGCTTACCGAGATGTGGCGGACAACCCGCTCGCCACAATGCTCCCCACCGGGGAAGAGGCGCTGGCCGGAAAGCGGGTCTATTTGCCCGGCTCCCCCGCCTACCAGCGCAGCGCCGTTGACAATCCGTCCGGGGCGGTCTATGATGGAGGCACACAAAATATTCGGACAGGAGGCGTGAATGATGGCGGAAGAGAAACGGCAGCTCCCGAACTTCAAGGAGTTTATGCAGCAGATGTACGGGGCGGAGGTCAGAGAACTTACACCGGAGGAGAAGGAGCATCTTCACAAACTGATGGAAGAGAGAACCGAGAAACGGCTGAATGGGCAGACGGAGGCGTAACGCATGAGCGAAGACAAGCATCTGACCTGGGAACAGGTCGTGGAGGGACTATACGGCTTCAAGCCGAAGAAGCGGGTATACACGGCGGAAGAGATGGACAGATACCGGAAACGGCTGGAGCAGTATACCGTGGAGAAAGCGGCGCAGCGGGGCAAGCAAGAATCAGAGAATGGGCCAGGGGGCACATAGTCGAAAACCCTTCTTCACCTGCTGTAAATCGTGCGCTTGGACAGGCAAAAGCCTATACACCTGATGCGGTTGTTGTAGAGGATAGTGTCATAAAAGCACACAGGCCGAATACGCTCGGACTTACATCGGATGGAGTAATTTATCTTTCGGATGCCATCCCGGAGGAGTTGTCCGCCGTTGTCCCTAACCACGAGATTATCCATGCACTAAAACAGCGCGGCAATGAAGCTTACCGCAGCTTTGTGGATACGGTAGGTGAACGTATAGCATATACTGGAGATCCGACTGGGGTTCTGGACGTTGTAATTGAAAGCAGATATCCAGGAAAGACATTGTTTGATCTGTCCATGGAAGAGCTGGACACCGTTTATGACGAACTCAATGCCCTGGTCTGGGGATACTACAAAGCAGATCCGGAGAACGCGCGGGCACAGTTCGCCGGAGTGTTCCAGGATTACGATGCGTACATCCAAGAGCTGGATACTATCATGGAGGGTGCGAGGCAGCCGGTGGAGAACCAGACCGGCGCCGGGCCGACCCAGGCGCAGGGCCCGGAGAGCTCGGTGGGCGCCGCGCGGAAGGGCTTCGACCCATGGTCGGAGTTCCAGGGCACCAGGAGCGAGTTCTTCCCCGAAGGGGCCAACGCGGCCCGTCCGGTGGACGTTCCAACCACAGACCCCCAGGGCCGCCGCATCCGCAAGACCGCCTCCACCGCCATGGGGGCAAAAGCCATCCCTGACGAGGTGGTGGGGGACATCCAGAACATGGTGCTGCGCGGGGAGTTGTCCTATGAAAGAGTGAGCGATAAGTCGTCGATAAACCGGGCAATCAGAACTATAAAGGAAAAGGAATTTTGGGGTGCACTTGAGGAGTTTCGAAACTCGGTGAGCAAGGGCGTCGTGTCCAAAGACATCGCTACCCTGGGCCAGCAGCTTCTCATCAACGCCGCCAACGCGGGAGACGGGAAGGCCACGGCGGAGCTGCTTTCCCTCTACGCGCAGATGGAGACCACCGCTGGGCAGGCGGTACAGGCGGCCTCCATCCTGCGCAAGCTGGCTCCCAGTGACCAGCTTTACGCCGCCAAGCGCGTGGTGAGCGAGCTGGAAAAGACCATCCAGAAAAACTACAAGGATTTGGAGATCACCATTGACCCGTCGTTGATTGAGGAGTTCAACCAGAAGACCGACCAGGCGGGCCGGGACGCGGTGCTGGACAAAATCTATCAGAACGTGGCTGACCAGGTGCCCGCCAAATGGAAGGATAAGTGGAACGCCTGGCGGTATATGGCGATGCTCTTTAACCCAAGGACGCACATCCGAAACATCGTGGGCAACGTCGGATTCCAGCCATTGCGCTGGACAAAGGACCGGGTGGCGGCAACCATTGAGGCGGGGGTCTCTAAAATCAGCGGCGGAAGGCTGGGACGCACCAAGTCGTTCGCGGCCAATCCCGCGCTCTATAAGGCGGCGTGGGCCGATTGGTCAAACGTGCGGGACGTGCTTTCCGGGAACAAGTATGACGACATTCGAACGGAAATCAACAGCCGCCGCCGTATTTTCCGCACCGCCCCTCTGGAGGCGGGTCGCAAGATAAACTCCTGGGCCCTGGAGGCGGAGGACGCCATTTTCAAGCGTATCACCTACGCCGACGCTTTGGCCGGCTATCTCCAGTCCAACGGCGTGACGGCGGAGCAGATGCGGAACAACACGGTGGACACGCAGCTTCTCAGCCGGGCGCGGGACTACGCGGGACGGGAGGCGCTGAAGGCCACCTATCAGGATCGGAATATGGTATCGGATAAGGTGGTGCAGATCGCCCGCGCCCTGGGGCCCGCCGGTGAGGCCGTCCTGCCCTTCAAGCGCACCCCGGCCAATATCCTGGTGCGGGGCATGGAGTACAGCCCGGCCGGGCTGGCAAAGGCCCTGACCTACGATCTGATACAGGTAAAGCGCGGCAGGATGACGGGAGCGGAGGCCATCGACTACATCGCCTCCGGACTCACCGGCTCGGGGCTCATGGCGCTGGGAGCGTACTTGTTCGCCCAGGGGATTGTCACCAGCGGCGGCGGGGACGACGAGGGGCAGGACGCCATCAACGACCTGACGGGCGTACAGAATTACGCGCTGAACCTGCCCGGCGGCGGGAATGTCACGCTGGACTGGCTGGCCCCGGAGGCCCTGCCCTTCTTCATGGGCGTGGAGCTGATGGACTCCATGGGACAGGGGGGAAACACGGCGGAGAGCATTTCCACCGCCCTGAAATCTATCTCCGACCCCATGCTGGAGCTGTCCATGCTCCAGTCCCTCAACGATGTAATTGACAGTGTTTCTTTCTCGGAGAACAAGCTGGGGGCGTTGGTCTCCTCCGCGCTGGTCAGCTACTTCACGCAGCCAATCCCCACCTTTGGCGGACAGATTGAGCGCTCCGCCGAGGACGTGCGCATGACCACCTACACCGACAAGAACCTGCGGTTGCCAACCGATCTCCAGTATGCCATTGGCCGGGCCAGCGCCAGGATACCCGGATGGGACTACCAGCAGATGCCCTACATCGACGCATGGGGCAGGGAGGACAGCAGCGGTCCCCTCTGGCTGCGCATGGCAAACAATTTCCTCAATCCGGCCTACACCTCCAACAAGCAGGTGACGCCGGTGGACGAGGAGATACAGAGGATTTATGACCAGACAGGAGACGCCTCAGTGGTTCCCCAGCGGCCGGAACGCTACATCACCGTGGACGGGGAGCGGATTGACCTGAGCAAGGAGAAGTACGAGCAGTACGCCACCAAGCGGGGTCAGATGCAGTTTGAAATGCTGTGGAACATCATAGACAACCCGGCATATCGGAGCATGAGCGATACCGATAAGGCGTTTGTCATTGACAGCGTTTATGAGTATGCGGACAAGACCACAAAGTCCGAGATCAGCAATTATGAGTTGGACGGATGGGTAAAAACGGCTGCGCAGAGCGGCCTATCCCCGGAAGATTACATTTTGTTCCGTGCGGCCACTGTGGACATTGAGGGCGACAAGGACGAGAATGGGAAAACCATACGGGGCTCTGAAAAGAAAAAGGTTCTCAATGTGATCGACCAGATGAATGTAAGCGACGAGGTGAAGGATAAATACTATTACGCGGCGGGATACGATGAGGACACCATCAGCGACGCGCCGTGGCATAGCTGGGGCTGGTGGTAATCCTATGGCAAAGGCTTTGATTCGGTTCCCCGGAAGGCTGGAGGAACTGACCACCACCGAAATGAAGCACTCCATCCGCGAGGCCAACCTGGGGAAAGACGACACACGGATCGCGGAGCTCTATTTGCTGGAGCGAAAGCCTCAGATTGATGTTGCCGACTGCTGCGAAATCGACCGGAAAACGATTCACCGCCACATGCCTTTTATCTGTGAAAAGGTGGAGTTCACGGCCTCAAAGCTGGGCTTCCTCCAAAAAGGTACATAACGCCCCATAACTTCCGCTGGGATGTCCCCCGGCGGAAGTTTTTTTGTGCGACAATATAGACATGGAGGACGTGAGGATACAGGGTTGGTACACGTCGCCGCCCTCCTCACGGACTCCTTATTTTTATGGACAAGGACGTGTTGGATATGACTCTAATCGAGAGGATGGTAGCCGCCGGGATGTCCCGCGAGTGCGCCGCCGAAACGGCGGTCTGGTACATGGCGCAGGGGGATGACGAGGGCCTGGAGGCATATGTGACAGCATTGGAGGCAAAACATGGGATTCATTCAGCATAACGAAAACCCAGACGGACGCAACGTAGGGGACTGCACCATCCGGGCCATTGCAAAGGCTCTCGGACAGAGCTGGGAGGAGACCTATGTGGGCGTCGCCCTCCAGGGCTACATGATGCGGGATATGCCGTCGGCCAACCATGTGTGGGGGGCCTACCTGCGCAGCCGTGGCTTTGACCGGGACATGATACCCAACTCCTGCCCGGACTGCTATACGGTGGCCGATTTTGCCGCGGAGCATCCCGAAGGCACCTATATCCTGGCCCTGTCCGGCCATGTGGTGTGCGTGCAAAACGGAGATTGGATCGACACCTGGGACAGCGGCGGGGAGATACCGCTCTACTACTGGCACAAGGAGGCGTGACCCATGAGCTACCCTTACTATGGATACCAGCAGCCGCAATTCTACCAGCCGCCCATGCCGGATCAGCTTGCACAGCTCCGTGGGGCACAGTTTCAGCCCATGCCCCAGCAGATGCCGCAGGCACAGCCCCAGCAGGCGCAGGCCAGCGGCCAGAGCATGGTATGGGTGAGCGGTGAGGCGGAGGCAATGGCCTATCTGGTGGCCCCTAACAGCGCCGTGGCGCTTTGGGACAGCAACTCACCCACCATCTATCTCAAGCAGGCGGATGCCAGCGGGAAACCGTCCATCAAGGTCTATGACCTCGTAGAGCGCACCAGCGGGGCCAGAACGGCGCAAGCCCCACAGGGTGTGGAGTTTGCCACAAAGGCTGATTTGGAGGCCCTGGCGGCCCGTGTGGACGCGCTGGCGGCCCCGAAAACAACTGCGAAGAAGAACGCGAAGGAGGATGCATAATGAAGCCCTTTTTCGGAGTCATGGGCGGCGGTGGCCGTCCCAACATGATGCAGCAGTTTCAACAGTTTATGCAGCAGATGAAGGGCAAAGACCCCAATGCTATCATCAATGAAATGGTCTCAAGCGGAAAAATCTCGCAGGAACAATTAAACCACGTCCAACAGCAGGCCCAGCAGATGTCGGGCATGTTTGAGGGGATGCGTGGAATGTTCGGGAAGTAACTAAGCTTTATCCAAAAATGGGAGATAGTCGCTTAAAAATTTCCCTCTTTTATACTTTGGACAATCTATTATGGTTATTTCTGTTGGTGTTTCTATTACGGTCATTCCAACTAAAAATTTTTCTATATTCAATGAAATAGATTTCATCATTTGATATTTGGGACAATTTGGATTTGTGAAATTTTCGCAAGTTTGGCACAGTTTATCTTTAATCAATCTATTAGGCCTTATTTTCATGAATGTCTCTCCCAAAAATTTTTGTTTTATTGTATCACATCAGGAAATGAAATGAAATCAAAATCCGTGGCCACGGTTTTGAAAATAAAAACAAAGGAGAATCAGTATGAGTCTTTCTTCTGACGGCGGCACCGTTATGACGATGCCGGTTCAGCCCGCCTATCAGGGCGGCAACGGCGGTTTCGGCTGGGGCGGTGACTGGTCCAGTTGGATCATCCTGTTCCTTATCTTCGGCCTGTTCGGCGGCTGGGGCGGCTATGGCGGTTTCGGCGGCGGGAACGGTGTGAACGGCCCCGGCTTCCAGGGGTACGCTACCCGCGCTGATATCAACGAGGGCTTTGCCCTGAACGGCCTGCAGAACGGTCAGACCTCCATCCGGGACGCCGTGACCAGTGGATTCCACGGTGTGGATACCGCTGTTTGTAACCTGGGCTATCAGACCCAGGCGGGCTTCAATGCCCTGGGTGCTCAGTTGGCTTCCTGCTGCTGCGACACCCAGCGGAGCATTGACAGCGTCCGCTACGATATGGCCACCCAGGCATGTGACACCCGGAACACCATCCAGAACACCACTCGGGACATCATCGACAACGCCAACGCCAACAGCCGGGCGATTTTGGATTTCCTGACTCAGGACAAGATCGCTACTTTGACTGCTGAGAACCAGAGCCTGAAGTTCCAGGCTTCTCAGGCGGCCCAGAATGCTTTTATTACCGCGAATCAGGAAGCCCAGACCGCCGAGCTGATCCGCCGCATTAACCCCATGCCCGTGCCTGCCTACCAGGTGCCCAACCCCTATACCGGCTGCTGCGGCTACAATAACTGCGGCTGCTAAAACCCAATACATCAACTTCCGAGGATTCCTTGGATGTTCGGCCCCGTGCCGATATTGATACAAACGCGGCGGGGCAATTGTCCCGCCGCTATTTTTTTCAGAAAGGATTGAGATTATGGCTGAGTTTACCAATGCCAATTTGCAGGTCGTACAGCCCAACCAGCCAGTGGTCTACAACGAGACCCCGGACACTTGCAACAACGGCTGCATCACGCACAGAGAGGGTGCAGGCATCATTCGTCTGAGCGGCCCTTGTGCCCGCAGTTGCCAGAGGACTGCAAAGTATCTGGTGATGTTTGGGGCTAACATCGCTGTACCCGCCGGCGGTACTGCTGGCGCGATCTCCCTCGCCATTTCCATTGATGGTGAGCCGCTACCCGCCTCGGTTGGTACGGTGACGCCAACTGCTGCCGGGGATTTCTTTAATGTATTTATCCCCGCAAAGGTGTTTGCGACGAGAGACGGGGCAGTTATTTCCGTTCGGAATATTTCCGCCCAGCCCGTCGAAGTCGTTAACGCCAACATTATCGTCAGCCGTGAGGCGTGAAAGGAGAGGATAGCATGAAAGCACTATACGAGCTGAAAGAAAAATTCGAGATGGAGCTGGAAGAGCTGGCCCGGAAGGGTGAACTGGGTGCGGGCGACCTGGAGCTGGCCCACAAGCTCACTGACACAATTAAGAATATCGACAAAATCTGTGCACTGGAGGAGGACGGCGGCTACTCTGGCGACTCCTATAGCCGAGGCTCCAGCTACCGCCGCCGCCACTACGTCCGCGGACACTATAGCCGTGACGGTTACAGCAATGACCGGGGTGGCTATAGCCGTGACGGCGGGTACTCCAGGCATGACGCCGTCGAGACTATGATGGAGCAGGCCCGCGATATGATGGAGAGCGCGACCAACGAGAGGGAACGCGAAGCCATCCGTCGTTTTATGACTGAGCTGGAACGAGATTGATAAAGGCGACAATAAGAACACCGCCCATTAATAGGGCGGTGTTCTCTTATCTATGTCATTTGAAAATCCGTTAGCATTTTTGTTAGCATTTTCTTTTTCAAAAGGGTATTTTTGAGTATCCGACTTGTTATCGTAGCTCTCATTTATGAAACTTCAAAAACGCCCGCAAACCATTGAAAAATAAAGAAAAACTCCGAAACCCTTATCACTAAAGGCTTCGGAGCTTTGGCAGCGGGTGAAGGATTCGAACCCTCGTATAAATTGTTAAAACCATTGTGCCACAATGGTGCTTATTCTTCATTAGCATTTTTGTTAGCATTTTCTTCGCTGCGATAGAATGCACTCAGGGCCGTCTCATAGCGAGCTATGTCCGACTTGGCAATGTGGGTATAGATTTTATGCATAGTTGTGGCGTCAGCCCAGCCTCCGATTTCCATTGCGATTTTATCCGGAATCTGGAGGTGGTAAGCCAGGGAGGCGAAGCTGTGCCGGAGGCCATGGACTCCGACATTCGGAAGCCCATTCGCGCTGCAAATCTTTTTGATGGCGCACCGAAGGCTGTTTTGATGTATCTCCAGCACCGGGCCGGATGGTTTCCGGTCACGCTCCAGCGCCGCTGCCAGTTCTGGAATCATGATGGGGACCTTGCGGGTTGAGGTAACATTTTTGTTCTGGCGCTTTTCAATATACTTGTTGTCCTCGTTCAAGACTACCGCGCCGGATACGCGGATGAATTTCGGGTTCTGCGGTATGTTCTGCCACTTTAAGGCTTGAATTTCTGATACGCGGAGAGAGCATAAAGCCAGCAAACATGGAACCGCATATTTCGTATCCTTGACAGCAGAAACAAATTTTTTTATTTCATCAGGTGAAAGAAATGGCTTTTCGGCTGGGATCTGAACCGGAAGGGTAATCGCCGGCAGCTTTTTCCCGGTGGCGTCCTCTACGACGCTTCGAATAAATCCCCAGGCGTTTTTCAGTGTTTTGGGAGAGCATAAGGCGGCCTCCTGGTTTACAATGACCTGCCACTCGGACTCTGGTATTTCGTCCAGCCTGCGGAACAGTGTGCTCTTGAACCGGTGCTTTTGAATGGTTCGGTATCCCCGCACAGTCAGAGGGGACAGGGTATTGTCCCGAGCCGATATGTAGCTGTCTATGGCCTCGTTCAATGTCGGGGAGTCTGTTTCCTCCGGTTTCTTCGGGGCTCTCTTACCAACCAGATACTCTGCTTTTACCGCCTGAGCCTGCCGGGTACATTCCTTTTCTGTGCCGGCCGTTACCGGGATGCTTTCTCCGCCGAGGCGGAGCTGTATAAACCATTTCCCGGACGAGAGTTTCCTGGCCTTTGGAACTTTCATTGACAAATTCCCTCCATTCCGATAAAATGAAGGAGCAGACAGCCCACAAGCATCTGCCCTTGAGCCGCCTCTGGTATTGCGAGTACCGGGGGCGGTTTCTCTTGCTTTCTGTCGAACGATATGCTATCCTGATTATGGCGCTACCCGCAACGGTAGGCGGTTGGCCTCTCCATCCCGGAGGGGACTTCTTGCCCCCTCCAGCGAGAGGGGGTGATGCTGATGGTTACATACAGTGAGCTTTTTGCTTACTCCCTGGTGATTATTGGCGTTGTTGGTCTGGTCTTTCAGATCACAAAAAAGAAGTGACCGCCGTCCCCTTCCAAAGTTCGGCGATCACTTCAATGACATGAGATAGGGGCCACCGTCTGCCGGTAGCGCCTCTTTCATGCTCATTATAACCGCCCTGTATTCTCTTGTCAAGGCCGCCTCTCCTGGGGCGGCTCTTTTTATGGCCTTCTACCAGCAACGCGAACAGGCTGTATATCCCATGGCCTGGGCATCATCCAAACTGATTGGGATCTGACTTTTGCGTAGGTATTGACATCCGGCCCGGTGGTACTTCTCGCCTGTCTCAGTGATATAGACGGTGACTTCTACCCGCTGCTCTTGGCTTGAAGGAGGAACAGTTTCTGCATTATGTTTTAGATCGGATTTCGGTTCCTCGGTTAGTCTGCTAATAGTCTCAATCGTATGTGCATCATGGCATGAAGGGCAAGGCATTAAACCTACACTGTCACACACCCATGAAGAAAAAACATTAAATGCCCCTAATTCATCCGTTAAGCTACAAATCGGTGTATGGTAATACGTACTGTCGTTCTCGTAAACTAACCCTATGACGCATTTGGTGAAAAAATCAGAATAAGACAGATCTTCGTTTTTCTCTGTTAAATCTTTTATTTCCGATTCTTTTTGAGACAGTTGCTTTTTTACATTAGTGTTCCTTGACTCAAGTTCTTCTACTTCTTCGCTTAGTGTTTCAATTTGTTTTTTCCATTCTACATTCTGCGTAATCGCGTCATATAGTCCGGCTCCAAGTAGTATTGAAACTACAAGCAGTATAGGGATAAAAACATCTGCATACCTATTTAGAAAAATTTTTATTTTTGAGAAGCACTGCTTCACATATAAAACCTCTTTTCTTGCAGGCTTTAATTTGTAGAATCAGTTAAAATTAGGTATAAAAATTTTTAATTGTACTCATGCGATATTTAGCAAGACGTTGCGGAACTCCCATATAGGCCGCAGCATCTGATATTGTGCGCTCTAAAAATGGGAGAAGTTCATTGTCATCATACAGAAAATCAAGCGCAAAGCGATCAGCTTCATTCTCAAATTTTTCAACCGAAAACCTTGTGTGTGCCCTCAGAAACGGCGTGCTCAGATTCGGGTGCAGGATAGCATGAGCCACCTCATGGGCGCAGGTAAATGTAGCGGTGTACCCCTCCAGCTCCTCGTTGATATGTATGAACTTCTGCTTGTAACAGCGGTTATAATACCCCAAAATTTCGCCCAACGGCTCATGTAGCACAATAATACCCAGTGACGCCGCCAAGTCAAACGGGTTGCGCGTTTCGTATTTACGGCACATCGCTTCGGCTATCACTTTGGTATCCACCGTTAATCCTCCTTGCGGTATTTTTTCGGCGTATACTTTTGCTTGGCAAGTTTCTTGCCCATTTCCATACTGTTACGAAGAGAATCCGCCAGGAGCTCGCGGGTGGTAGGGTCAATGGATTCGCCTGAAAACATAAGTCCGTCCTGCCCGCTCTCTAGATCTGCTAAAATATCCGCTAACTTCTTTTCGATATCGCGCTCATCCTTCTTGGTAAGGGTGGGTGCTTTTGTTTTTGCGTCAAGGAGTTCGTCTACAGTAACTTCTAATACGAGCGCAATCCTTTTGATGGTTTCAAGGTCTGGCTCTCTATTACCTGTTTCGTACTGGCTCAATGTATTAGCCGCAATCCCAAGCTTGGCGGCCAATTCCTTCTGCTTTATTCCTTTACTTTTTCGTATCTCTTGGATTCTCACTTTGACCACCTCGCCTACACTATATATCACAAAATGTGAATAATCAAGCACAATCACAAAAAGAGATTTTTAGTAAATCTGCCAGCTTGATAAAATCACGATATGAGAATATAATAGTTCACATAACGAGAATTTGGAGGTGAGAATTTGGGTACCTGTTTCCGAATTAAAGAGCTACGGCAGTCCGCCGGTCTGACCCAGGCCCAGCTTGCGTTTCGGCTGGATTTGAAAAGCCCGAGCACCGTAACTATGTGGGAGACCGGAGATCGAAAACCTCCGAGCACAGTTCTTCCGCGCCTTGCTCATGTACTTGGTGTTTCTGTTGATGCTCTCTACGAGAATACCACAAGCGAAGTCCGATAAAACGGACTGAGAGGAAGGGGGTGGACTAATTGGAATGTTCTTCTTGCAAAACGAACAACCCGGAAGGAGCTAATTTCTGTAAGGCATGTGGGGCAAAACTACGGAAAGTCTGCGATTGCTGGATAAAAAAAGAGCCATATAACTGCGGGCAGGAGAAGTGCCCCGGTTACAGGCTCTTGATTAAGAAGAAGCGGTTACAAACCTAATTGCTTTTTTACAAGTTCACAACCGAACTCAATGGCAAATTGCCGCAGACCATCAGCGGTAAATGAGCTCACCACAGAAAGTACCTTTTTTAAGCGAATAACGGCCAATTTCGTTTTTGGAGTCTCAGAGATAACGTCCGGAAGAGTTTCGATCATCTGCTTTCGCTCAATACCAGAAAGAGAATCATCTTCTTCGATGAGGGCAACGGCTATATCCAATGCAGATTGAGTCCAGGGGAATGGACTGCCGCACTGTAAACAATACGCCGGAGCTTTATCAAGTTCAGGAATAAAACCACAGTTTTTCTCGCAATAAACGCCTCTAATTGGCGCACCGCACTTTGGGCACGCAGTGATAGTCTTGGCCCCGCATTTTTCACAGAAGGGCTGGGCCTCTTCAGGATACATATCCACAGCAGAAGAAATACAGTGACCGTTTAGACAAATTTGGGCTGTAGTGTAAGGCATCCTGTTCACCTCCCCTCTTTGACTGCATTTTAGCACGGGGCAAGGAACCTGACAAGGGATGCCACGAAAAAACGCCCCCGCCGGTGCGGGAACACCGACGAGGGCTGCAAACCTAATCGACCCACCCGACTAGGCTTGATGGAACAAGTGTACTACTTTCCTTCGAGCCTGTCAACTGGCAAGGAGGAAAAATTATGCCGAACAAGAAAGATGAAATTGAGAACCGCTTTACCGCCGCGCGGCACGTCATGGACGATCTGTGCCGGGCCTACTACGGGATGACCTGGGACGAGCACGAACGCCTTCACGGAGGCCGGGGCGGCTCAGGCGGCTATCTCCCGCTCTTTACCGCCTGCCTCCAGATGGCGGCAGAGCTGGCCGGAAAGGAATTTGACCCGGCCAACTACACGGAGCTGGAGCTGTGGCAGCTCTGTGAGCTGTACGCCGCCTCCGGGCTGTCCGTACAGGATTTTGCGGAGCGGTATCTGTAAAAAGGAGGAATCAGAATGCCAAAATTGAGAATGACAGACCAGCAACGCAGAGAAAAGGCGCTGATGCGGGCACTCGAAAAAGCAAAATTTGAGAATGACCTGAAATATGATATAGATGTCGCCAACCGTTTGGGCATCGTTCCTGTTACATATCTGCGCAGAAAGAAAAAGTCGTTTCAGACGACGCCCCTACAGGATTTTGCCTTGATGGCACGGGTGCTTCATTTTACAGGCCAGGAGGTCTGCGAGATCGTCGGCGTCCCATACAAGGAGGTGACGACAGAATGAATCATCAGGCCGAGCGCGACAGGCGCGCAAAGGCGTACAGCTACCGGGCCTACCGCCGCCGGGTACAGCAGGCGCAGGCGATGGCCCAGCGGGTACAACTGGCGGTGGTTGCCGGAGCGGCGCTCGTGTTGGTGGTTGTGGTAGCGGCCAGTTTATAAAAAAGGTAGGTTAAGGCATGGAAGAATTGTACCAAAAGAAATCAATCTTACAGATGGCCCGGGGGGCCATTCAGGAGCGGGCCGACTACGAGATCACCAAAATCCTGGACAATATCCTGGACCCCAACACCTCGGCCACCGCGGCCCGGAAGCTGACGCTCACCCTGACCCTCAAGCCGGACGACACCCGGCAGAACATCGCCGTAGGCGTGGTAGCCAAGAGCACCCTGGCGGCTACCAATCCCGTTACCACATCGCTGTACGTGGCAGACCAGGACACCATTGTGGAGATGGTTCCACAGCTGCCTGGACAGATTGATATGGACGGAGTTGAGGAGGACGCGGCCCCGGTTCTGAAGCTCGTAAAAGCTATGTAAGGAGGAAGCCATCATGTTGAAAGAAGCCATTCAGCACATCCAGGAGACCGCCAACAAGCCCTTTATCCAGGAAATTGACGGGAACACCTACATCATCGACCGCGAGGGCCAGTACGAGCAGGTCAAGCCGGAGCTGGATTACCCGTCGGAGCTGATCCTGACCAGCCTGGACGCCCTGGTAAAGCTGGTCAAGACTGAGGCGTCGGAGCTGGACGCGCCGCTGTACATCACCATTCCGGATCATCTGACTGCCGTCTGCTTTGGCCAGCCGGACAGTGAGCTGCGCTTCAGCCGCGTGAACTACTACCGGGCCAAGGCCACTGACGTACCCGGCTGGCAGTCTGATGTGAAGATGGGCTTTGAGGAGATGCAGATCGCCCTGCGCACCCGCTTCCAGGAGACCTCTGACTCCCACTACGCCATGAAGCTGCTGTCCGACATCACCACCGGCGGCAAGATTACTTTCAACGACAACGGTATCGCCACCAGTGTTGTGACCCAGAAGGGGGTGGCGCTCCAGGCCAACGAAGCCATCCGGCCCATTGTCCGGCTCAAGCCCTATCGCACCTTCCAGGAGGTGGAGCAGCCCGAGTCCCCCTTCCTGATCCGGGTCAGCGAGCGGGGCATCAGTTTCACCGAGGCCGACGGCGGCATGTGGAAGCTGACCGCCCGGGAGACCATCAAGAAGTTTCTGGAGGAGCGGCTCCAGCAGGAGGTCAGCGAGGGCTCCGTTGTCATTGCCCTGTGAGCAAAAAAAAG